GTCTATTGGCTATACTATTCAAAAATGGTATAACTTAAATAAAAAGTAAAATGGCGAAGTTAAATAAATCTAAGATGGCTTGTAATAAGCCTAAAAAAACCCCAAGTCACCCCACTAAATCTCATGTGGTAAAAGCTTGTTCAGCAGGTGAGGAGAAAATAATTAGATTTGGACAACAAGGAGTCAGCACTGCTGGTAAACCTAAAGACGGTGAGTCAGCTAAGCAAAAAGCTAGACGTGCTAGTTTTAAAGCTAGACATGCTAAAAATATAAAGAAAGGTAAAATGTCCGCTGCTTGGTGGGCTGATAAAGTTAAGTGGTAAAAACAAATAATTATGGATAAAGGTAAAAAATACGATCAAAAAGAAGCTTACAATAAAAATTTAAGCGCTAGCGCTAGATTACATTATTTAGAGAACGCTAGACATGATACTGACTCTGCTATGAGAATGGAATCCTCTAAAACAGAAAAAAAGAATTTACTACAAGACATGCCGATAGATAAAAAAGCATCAGCTTTGAAAAATCTAAATAAAGGTTATGGCTCTGAAGTAAAGTCACCTATGCAAATGAAAGGATCATTTATGTCTAAACATTCTCAATCAGGTTTTCAAACAGCTAAACAAACTCCAGTTAAGAAAAAAAGCTGCAAGTACTAGTATGGCTTTTAAACTTAAACCACCATTCGAGTGCGATAATACTCCTATATATCAAGTTGAGATGGAGGAAGGTGTTTTAGGTATGGCTAACAATAATGGCGCAATACTTATAAATAAGTACTTAAACCCAGCTAAAACTAAGAAAGTTATTGATCACGAGATGATCCACATAGATCAGATTAAACGTGGAGATCTAGATTATGACGATAATAACGTTTACTGGAAAGGTAAAAAATATTCAAGAGCTCAAATGAAAGAAGGAGCTAAAAACTTACCTTGGGAGGCTGAGGCTTATAAAAATTCATAAATAAACAAATTAAAAAAATGGCAAAATTAAAAAACTCTACAAATCCACCATTCTACAAAACTGGACCTTTATATCTTCACAGCGAAGAACATGATGGACTTAGTAAGCCATCAGAAACAGCGGAAGCTAAAGTAGGTGAGGTACCTGGATTACAGGAAATCCAAAAAAGGTTTGAAGGTAAGTATAAAGTTACACCTAAAAAAGGTAAATATAACGAATACACTTTAACAGATAAAAGCGGTGGTTCAGTTTCTTATTCTGCTGGGTCGAGAGTTAAAAAAGATAAAACAACTCTTGCTCAAGCTATAAACAAATCAATGGAATGAAAAAATTATTCCAATGGCTTACTGGCGGAGTAATAAAAGAAGTTGGTAATGTTATTGATAAACTTACAACAACTAAAGAGGAAAAACTAGAAGCTCAAAGACTAATACAAGAGATATTAGAGAAAGCTGACAGCGAAGCCCAAGTACAAGTTACTGATCGTTGGAAAGCTGATATGACTAGTGATAGTTGGTTATCTAAAAACATAAGGCCCATGGTTTTAATATACTTAACATTTGTGTTTAGTGTTTTATCTTTTGCAGATGGTAATATAGGTAGTTTCAAAGTAAATGAATCTTACACACCAATATTTCAGTCTTTACTGATAACAGTGTATGGTGCTTACTTTGTTGGTCGTACTTGGGAAAAAAATAAAAAATCAAGTGATAATAAAATTAAGTAAAAATATAATAAATCAAATCAAATCAAAATGACAAAAATCAAAAAAGAACAATTAGAAAAAATTCAAGGTCAACAAGGTAAACTTCAAGCTATATTTACGGATATAGGTGCTTTAGAAGCACGCAAGCATGAAGCTTTACACGCTCAAGCTGCTATTTCTCAAGAAATAAATGTCACTAAAAAAGAGCTTGAAGATGAATACGGAGCTATCAATATTGATATGACAGATGGTAGTTATACTTCCATTGAAGAAAAAGATGATACTGAATTGTCAGTTGTTAAATCAATTAACTAATGAGCTCTGTAGTTAGAAAAATAAGTATAGGTTCTGATTACAAAAATGATGCAATGCATTATGCTGTAGGTCAAAAAGTTTATGGAGGTCATACCATATCAGCTATACTATACTCCGAAGACGAAAATTCTTACAGTATCTATATCAAGAAGAAAGATGAGGTAATGCCATGGAAGAAATTCAATTCTAACATGGCGATATCTGTTGAATACGATTTAGAATACTAATGAAGAGTTTATTTGACTTTATTGTAAGACCAATAAATAAAAGATACGACAACGAAATAAAAGTAGGTGACAAAAGCCTTATAACCAATAGTAATACCGAAGATTTCAAAGCTGTTAGCAATAGAGCTGTAGTGGTTTCTATTCCATCAGCATATTCTACGTCGATTAAAAAAGGTGATATAGTTATTATACATCACAACGTTTTTAGAAGCTTTTTTGATATTAGAGGTAAAAGAAAAGACAGTAGATCTAAGTTTATAGATGATCTATACTTTTGCTCACCTGACCAAATATATTTATATAATAATGGTGACACTTGGAAGTCTTTTCAAGATAGGTGTTTCGTAAAACCACTGCTAGATAATAATGATCTAACACTGGATAAAGAAAGAAAGCTTATAGGAATACTAAAATATGGTAATAGTTCCTTAGAAGCTGTTAAAATCGTTCCTGGCGACCTAATAGGTTATACTCCATATGGTGAGTTTGAGTTTATAATTGACGGAGAGCGCTTGTACTGTATGAAATCAAATGATATTGTAATTAAATATGAATATAAAGGAGACGAAAAAGAATATAATCCTAGCTGGGCAAAAAGCAGTTGAGGAATTAATTAAAGTAGCTAAAGAAGCTATTGTTGATTCTGATGATGATATTTCTGCTGATCGCCTTAAAAACGCCGCTGCTACAAAGAAGTTAGCTATTTTTGACGCTTTTGAAATTTTAAAGCGTATTGAAGACGAAGAAAACATACTTAACGAAAAACCTGTAGAAAAGACGGAAAAAGCTTTTAGAGGTTTTGCAGAAGGAAGATCTAAGTAATGTACGAGCAGTCACTATATAAAGTATTACCCGACCATATCAAGCCTAAAGTTATAAATAAAAAAAATAGATATAACAAATGGGATTACGGCTATAACAAAGAGTTTGATATGATTGTTATCAGTAAAACTGGTAAGATAGGTGAGATCTACGAGATACAAAATATTAAAATAGCTTTACCAAAAGAGGATAACGTTGTTGAGTTTGAAGGAAAAAGATGGAGACACACTGAATATCCAAAAGACCTTTCAAAAATAAAATCAGTATTTGATTGGGACGAACATCCTTTACAATTTAAAGAAAAATGGTATGACTATATTGATAAAGAGTTTAAAAGACGTGAAGAAGGTTTTTGGTTTTATAACAAGAACAAGCCTACTTATATTACTGGTACTCACTACATGTACTTGCAGTGGTCCAAAATTGATGTTGGGCAGCCAGACTTTAGGGAGTCAAACAGATTATTCTTTATATTCTGGGAAGCTTGTAAAGCAGATGTACGGTGTTACGGAATGTGTTATCTTAAAAACCGACGGTCAGGTTTCTCTTTCATGGCATCAGGCGAGACAGTTAACCAGGCAACAATATCTACCGATTCAAGATTTGGCATTTTATCAAAGTCAGGGCCAGACGCCAAAAAGATGTTTACTGATAAGGTCGTCCCCATTTCGGTTAATTACCCCTTCTTCTTCAAACCAATCCAGGACGGTATGGACAGGCCGAAGACAGAACTTGCGTACAGAGTACCCGCGTCAAAGTTCACCAGAAAAAAGCTTGATACTAATGAGAAGTTACAGGAAATCACCGGGCTCGATACAACGATCGACTGGAAGAACACTGGGGACAACTCGTACGATGGTGAAAAATTAAAACTATTAGTCCACGATGAAAGTGGTAAATGGGAAAGACCTACAAACATATTAAACAACTGGAGAGTTACAAAAACTTGTTTGAGATTAGGTTCTAGAGTTATAGGTAAGTGCATGATGGGATCAACATCAAATGCTTTAGACAAAGGTGGTGAGAATTTTAAAAAATTATACTATGATTCAGGCGCGACAAAAAGAAACCGCAACGGACAGACTAGTTCGGGACTATATTCTTTGTTCATACCTATGGAATGGAACTACGAAGGATTCATTGACGCTTATGGATTACCTGTATTCGATACGCCGGAAAAGGAAATTTTAGATCCTTTAGGTGATATTATAGATCAAGGCGTTATAGAACACTGGCAAAATGAAGTTGATGGTTTGAAAGATGACCAAGATGGATTAAATGAATATTACAGACAGTTTCCGCGTACGGAGGAGCATGCTTTTAGAGATGAGGCTAAAGAGTCTTTATTTAACTTGACTAAAATATATGAACAAATAGATTACAATGCTGATCTACAAAATACTTCCACCATTACAACAGGTAGTTTCATGTGGGAGAATGGTATAAAAGATAGTAGAGTTTTATTCTATCCAAACAAAGATGGAAGATTCAGGATATCATGGGTTCCACAAATCGAGTTACAGAATAGAATAGTAATAAAGAATGGTATTAAGTACCCTGGCAATGAACACTGTGGGGCTTTTGGTTGTGATAGTTATGATATATCAGGGACTGTTGACAAAAGAGGTTCTAATGGATCATTACATGGCTTAACAAAGTTTTCTATGGAAAACGTACCACCTAACATATTCTTTTTAGAATATATAGCTAGACCTCAAACTGCTGAGATATTTTTTGAAGATGTATTAATGGCTTGCGTATTCTATGGTATGCCAATACTAGCAGAAAATAATAAACCTAGATTATTGTACCATTTTAAAAGAAGAGGTTATAGAGGTTTTTCAATGAATAGACCAGACAAAATATATAATAAACTATCTGTAACGGAAAGAGAAATAGGTGGAGTGCCTAACTCTAGTGAAGATATGAAGCAAGCTCATGCCGCAGCTATAGAGACATACATTGAAGAGAACGTAGGTAACACACCTAACGGTTATGGAAGTATGTATTTTCAAAGGACACTGGAAGACTGGGCTAAATTTAATATAAATAATAGAACAAAACACGATGCCTCTATAAGCTCGGGGTTAGCTATAATGGCCTGTAATAAAAACAGGTACGCGCCTGTAGCTAAAAGAGAGCACAAGAAAATAGATTTAGGTATAAAGCGATACAACAATAAGGGAACGTCGTCAAAAATTATAAGATAAATGAAAGTATACACCAATGGTAATAGCTCTTTTCCTAGCCAAGTAGTTAGCGACGAAGTTAAAGCAAGCTTAGATTATGGTATTCAAGTAGCTAGAGCTATTGAAGGAGAGTGGTTTCAAGAAGGTCGTTCCGGTAATAGATACGCTCAGAGTTATAGCAATTACCACCAACTTAGGTTATATTCTAGAGGTGAGCAATCTATAGCTAAATATAAAGATGAGTTATCTATAAACGGTGATTTATCTTATTTAAACTTAGATTGGAAGCCAGTACCAGTTATACCTAAGTTCGTAGACATTGTCGTTAACGGTATGTCTGATAAAGAATATGATATAGTTGCTTATGCGCAAGACCCTGAAAGTCAAAAGAAAAGAACTGATCATGCTAGTGAAATAGCGGCGGATATGGTTGCTCAGGATTTAATACAACAAGCAAAAGAAAATACTGGAGCAGATTTTTCAAGATCAAACCTAAAACAGGAAGAGTTACCATCTACTCTTGAAGAGTTAGAATTACACATGCAACTATCTTACAAGCAAGGTGTTGAGGTAGCTGAAGAAGAAGTAATAAATAATACTTTAGCAAGAAATAAGTACAACTTAATTAGACGCAGGTTAAACCACGATCTAACAGTGCTAGGTATTGCTGCGGTGAAAACAGGTTTCAACCCGTCAAACGGAGTAACTATTGATTATGTTGATCCAGCTTATATGGT